ACGCTTGGTAGCCAGGAAGCCGACCTGGCCAGTATCGGCATAACGCTCGTTCAGGCGACGGAAGGAGATGCCCTGACGGTCACCGATCCAGTAGTAGGAGAAGTCGCCGAACAGGATAGGCTTGGCACCAGCGGCCACCTCGGGAGCGTAGGGAGAGTGAACAATGGGACGACCCAGCAGGGTGTGATACTCACCCTCGTGGAGTGCCTTCTGCCACAGAGGCTGGCCAGTGGTATCCTTCAGCTTACGGATGTTACGCATGGTGGAGTCATGCATAACCCACACGGCCTTGGTACGGTAGGGCGCGGGAACAGAGTAGAACAGGTCGATCAGTTCGTCAGCGGTGATGGCGGTGGCAGATGCTGCGGTGACACCAACTTCGGCATCATTCAGGATACCAGTGGGCTTGCCAACACCGTCGCCGGAAATGAAAGCTGCCTCTTCCTTGTTGCCAATACGGCGGGCGAACTCCCGGACGAAGTAACCCTCCAGATCAAAGGCGGAGTCGTGCAGCAGCTCCTCGGAGACCTTGATCAGGGTGCCGACCTTGTGTGCGCCGATGTACTGCTGGCCGAAGACGTCATCGCCCTCGGGAATGGGACCTTCCTCCTCAACCCAAGATGCGGTACCGCGAGTGGCAACAACAGGGATCTTGTGCTGGCCGGAAGAGGTGTTAATGACCTTAGCCAGGGAACGGATAACATTCTTAGCGGTCAGGCCGACAACCAGCTCATTCTCGAAGGTATCGGGACACAGGTAGCCGCCTTCGGTGTCCACGCCAACCTGGAGAGCATTGCGGACTTCGTAGGTGCTACGGTCACGGACCTGCTGCCAGAAAGCAGACTTGTAGTTGTCGGATGCACGACCAACCTTGGTGTCGGTCTTGGCAGCCTCGGGCTTGCCAGTGATGGGGGTGGAAGTGGGAGCGTTCAGCTCACGGTCCATGGCCTCCTGGCGCTCCAGCTGCTTGATGGCGGTACCCAGGTCGACGACTTCCTTCTCCATGGCTTCGTAGGTGGCGGTGTCCTCGGGGGACATGATGCCGGACTCATTGCGGTGGGATTCCAGGAAGGTCTTGGCCTTGGCCCAGGTGGTGTTGCGCTTCTCGCGCAGTTCGGTAATCTTACTCATAGTTGATTTCCTCCTTAAGGTTTGATGAGATTCAGTCTCTTTTCGAGATCTGCGATGGGAGTGCCTGCGGGCTGGGCAGGCGGGTTAACGGGTTCAGTAGTCTGCTGGGGAGTGGCTTTGCGGGACACCTTGGACAGCAGAGAGTTGGTCACAGCTCTGCGGCTGAAGGTGAAACTGTTCTCCACACCAGCGGGCTCTTCCTCAGACTTGAACAGCAGCTCGTCCGCAAAACCCAGCTCCATGGCCTTCTTTGCGTTCATCCAGGTTTCTGCGTCCATGAGGTGGGACAGCTTGGCGCGGGACAGACCAGTTTTGATTTCGTAGGCGTTGATGATGCTTTCCTTCACTTCAGAGAGCATATCAATGGCCTTCTGCATTTCGGCGGTGTCGCCGATCGCAACGGTCAAGGGGTTATGGATCATCATCAGGGCGGTGGGAGACATCATAACCTTCGTGCCAGCCATGGCGATAACGGAAGCAGCGGAGGCTGCGATGCCGTCGATCTTGACCGTCACATTGCCGGGGTAATCCATAAGCATGTTGTAAATCTGAGCAGCGGCAACACAGTCACCACCGGGGCTGTTAATCCAAACAACAATGTCACCCTTTCCGGCTTCCAGTTCAGACCTGAATGCCTTGGGGGTGACATCGTCATCGAACCAACTCTCGTCGGCGATCGACCCACACAGATGCAGGGTACGAACTTCGCCGTCCTCAGTAAAGTTCCAGAACTTATTCACTTGGGGTTTCCTCCTCTTCAGTTTGATTTGGGGTATTGGTGGTCACTTGACCAGAAAAAATACCTGCATCAGCCAGCTTGCACATGTTGCCGTTGATGAGGTACAGATCACCGCCCTCCTCGGCGGGGATGCGGTCCAGGTTCTCCAGCTCCCGGATGTCGTTGGCGGACAGCCAACCGTTCTGACGAGCGGTGGCGTAGCCACTCATACGGGTCGCGTAGTCACCACGGAGCAGGCCTTCCAGGTTAAACTTGAAAAAGTATTCCTTCTTCTCTTTTTCGGTAAACAGAGTGCGGAAGAGCGTCTGTTCCCATCGAACCACCCAGGGGTCCAAGGTGTATTTGACGAACTCCAAGCTCTGCTGCTCAATATTTGAGAAGCTGGACTTGTCCAGATCACCAACCATGTGGGGTGGCACACGGAAGATACGAGCGATCTCGTTAATCTGGAATTTTCGGGTCTCCAGGAACTGTGCCTGTTCCGGGGAAATGGAAATAGGCGTATACTTCATGCCTTCTTCCAAAACAGCGATTTTGTTTGCGTTGCCGCTGCCGCCGAAGGTGGACTGCCAGCTTTCACGAACGCGCTGGGGATCCTTGATAGTTCCGGGGTGTTCCAACACGCCGCCCGGAGCGGCCCCGTTGGCGAAGAACTTCGCACCGTACTCCTCGCAGGCGATTGCCATGCCGATAGCGTTCTTCGCCATTGCGATGGGGCTGTAACCGACAACACCATCAAAGCCCAGGCCGGGGATATGCAACACTTGGGAAGGCGGCAGCGTAACAACGGTGCCATCCATGGTGGGTGCGTCGTCGGAGGTGGTGCGATACTTGTAATAAAGTCTGCCGTTCTGATCCCGGTCCACAGTCATGCGGTTAGGCATCAACGGGTACAACGCTACAACCTCTCCTTTGCCGTTTCGGATGATCTGGGCATAGGCGTTTCCCCACAGAAGCAAGTGGGTCATAAGCGTTTCTCGGAAAACAAAGGAACTCATCTCCGGGTTCGGCTCATCATGGAGCAGATGGTACAGCGGGTGGTCGATAGCTTTCTCTTTGCCGCCATCAGTCTTGTAGCGGTAAAGGTGCAGGGGCAGGCCAGCCAGGGCCTCGGACAAAATACGGACACAGGAGTACACGGCGGTCATCTGCATTGCCGAGCGCTCATTTACAGTTTTGCCGGAGGAGCTGGTACCGTTTAAAAACAGGTAGGCGCTGCCTGCGGTTCGGTTCTGGGGCTTATCGCGGGATTGGAACCAGCCAGAGAAAAGGCCCATGTCATTCACTCTCCTTAAAAATGGGTAGGAAAAAGCACCCTCTGTGGGGTGCTGTTCCTTCGTAATTTAGGTGTACACTTTCAAACTCTTAATGGTGATGCCTTTTTCGGTAGCATACTGGTTACTATAGCTGTAACCCTTATGGATACCCAACACATAGCCGAAATAGCCAGAAGCATTCTCGAAGGTAGTTTTGCCTACTTCCGCGCCATCCCGGTAAGCGGTAATAACCCCATCGGCTGTTTTACTGAGTTTATAGCTATGCTCCATGCCATCATGCGCAAACAACGAACTGATATTTTTTCCAGTAGTATCCAGAGTGATAAGGCGAAGCTGGCCTGTGAGTTTGAAATCATTAAAACAGGGAGCAAGACAAGAAGATCCGTGCGTATGACCATCCGTGCTGCTATCCACGCCGGACAGAATAGACCAGTACTGATAGTTGCTATCTGTTGTACTTGTTCCGCTACTGTCATAAGTGGCGATCGCGGCAGTCAGTTCCACATTCCAAGCCCCAGACACATCAATTGGGGTTGTCAATCTCAAACCATACCTCAGATCGGTATCGTTGCAGATCAAACCATCTTCACCGTAGGTCAGTGCATCGGCTGTGGAATCTCCCAGGCTAACTACGCCTTCGTCAATGTAGTCCTGCACAGTATGATTGACAAAATCCAGTTCCAGCAAAGTGGCCGAAGTGTTGTAATTTGCGGTGATACTACAGGTTGCCTGGATCTCACTGTTACCATCAGCAGTTGCGGTAATAACCACATCGCCCTGCTCCAGTACGGTCACAAGTCCGTTATCATCCACCGTGGCAGTAGCATTGTCGCTGGATTGCCAGGATACCCCCGTATTGGTAGCGTTGGCGGGTGTCACCGTAGCAGTCAGCTGAAGGGTATCACCTACATAAAGGGACGCTTCCGTTTGGCTAATGGTGATGGCGGTTACTTCAATTACGGACACGGAAACCTCAATATCCACGAACGCAGTGATGCTGGTATCGGCATCGGCTACTACGGTGATTCTGGCAGAACCTTCCGCAAGTGCCGTTACCAGACCATTCTTGTCAACCTGAACAATTGCAGGTGCGCTACTCTCATACAGTACATTTCGATTACTGGCTGTGGTGGGATAAACTGTAGCAGAAAGCTGGTAGGTGCTGTCCACGGACAAGGTCAGGGATGTAGTGTTCAGTTCAATGGAAGTAATCGTATCGCTGGCCAGCTTCTTCATCAGGTTCAGATCCACCCGGCTGGGGTCATAGAGAAATTTATCAACGGATCGTTCATATACCGTGGAATCATCATTGACCAGCGTATGGTATTCCAGAAGGATTGGCTTGGTTTTCTTCCCGGAATTGATGTAAATACCGGAATTGACACCTGCCTCTAACCCTGCCCGGACATATCCTTCCGGTTTATAGTGCCAACCATCGCGCATCAGATTACGAACGGTACCATCCTCTTCAATGAAACCTTTGGCTCCGGCAAACACGGTGGACACCAACACACAGTTGTTGTGTTCTTTGCCCAGCTGATTTTGGGCCTCAATAATGGGGGTATAGGTGGTATTATTGCCACTCTTATGTCCGATTCGGATAATGAAAGCCGTAGTCAATCCGGTATCTGCTGCCAGATGATCCACCAGATCAGAAAAATGTTCCTTGTAGTAGGCGGTTTTCTGCGCATCCGTTGTCAATGTGGCCTCATAGGCATTGGCATAATTATTGGTATTGCCGAGATAGTCGCCATCAGATTCACCCTGGCACCATACCATAAAGATTTCGCCAACCTCGTATCCATTGCTGACCAGATTAGCTTTGGCATGGTTAACCGCATTTTTCATCGCCGTATAGTAGCTGTTTGCTGTAGTGGTAGGCTCACCCGTAGTGCTGTCCAAAACAAATGGAACAAACTTATTCAACATCGTGCCACCAGCACTTTTATAGCAGGCACAGGTTTTTCTCTTAGTGGTTTCGTAGTACGCATTCAGAAATGCCGGAATATACCCGTATGCACTGGAACCGTTGGCGCTGATCGGTTCCACAATCTGCAACGGCTCAGTTGCGGTTGTATTATTGAAGGTAAAGGCTCTGGTCATAGGCACAGACAAAATCAAATCCTCATCTGTGGAGCAGTCTGCCAGGGTAGCTCTACCGCAGCTGTTGGACTGACCTGCAAACAGAACAATATCGACAGCATTTTCGTTGTGATCTGCTGTGTTCATGTACTGATGGTGAAATCGGGAAACATAATGCTTTGCCTGGGCATACAGATCCGATGCTCCGCTGTTAGTGGTAATATCACCGCTTCCCAAAATGCTCTGGCCATTGATAGTCTTAATATTGGAACCGCTCACCAAGGCATTCTGTTTTTTGCTGATTGCAGTAGTATTGCTCCTGATGGCGGCTTCATTCGCGGAGATGCCTTCTTCAATATGTTGGAAATGCTCCGCTTTGATGATGGTACCTTCCTGGGTCACATTCCCATCTGAGTCTCGAATTTCATCCAGAAAGGTCTGTTTTTCATAGCTCATAATTCTCGCTCCTTCTATGTTCTGCCCAGGACGAACTTATTCAGCACTGCGGTACCCAACAATGCAGTACTCTCAGCTTCATACTCGGCGGTTGGTTCTTCGATACCCAACGCCTCTGCCAGAGCAGAAATATTATGTGTTTGGTCTGTAGTGTACTGACCTGCGCGGAGAATGGAGAGAAGCAACTGCGCGGCTTCGGCAGTAAGTCGGCAAGAGGAACCGTTCATTTTCTCTTCCAACTGTAAAAATGCATCGCTTGCCCAAATCTCGTCCAAGGAAACCGCATCGATATTCTCACGCGCCTGTGTTTTCTGAGCGCTCGTTAGTGTTTGTTTAACATAGGACACAGCATAAATAGGGCCGGATATTGCGGGTTTCGATACGCCACCCTCCATTGTCATCATGGGAATTTTTTTGTTCCCGTCTACCGGGTAGTAATATCGACTCCAGGAATTGGTCGACCCTTCATAGATAGAGAAAGTGACATTATCGTCCCCCACACTGAAAAGTGGGGCTTCTTTTTCCCCATCCTTCACAGCAGTGACCCAACCGCCAGCAGCAAGATGCTCCTTGATTTCATGACTGCTGTGAGAAGCACTACTGGTAGCCGTATCAAGGGATACCACCAATAGTGTGCTGTTTCGTAACCGTGTCACATTTTGCTGAATCTGCAACCAAGTTGGAATAGATGCATCTGTGGAGGAATCTCCTTCGGGGTTGGCGGCGTCATGCACAAGGCCCAATTTGGTCCACAGCGTAGGTACAATCAAAGTACCGTCTGCGGATACACCGTATAGCCCCATAAGGAGATATCGATCAGATGTCCTTGTGACTTCCGGAGGGATTATGACCTCGTCTTTGACATCAAGGACGTCTTTTGTGACTCCGTTACGGAAAACTGCTGTAACAGTCAGGCCCTTCCAAATATCATCAGTATATTGAATTTGAACTTTACCACCGACAAGACCACTTGGTATTAAGCGCGAGGGTTTGGCTTTTGCGGTGGTACCGCTCACCTCGACCGTTGCAATAAACATAACTTCACTTCTTTTCAAGATTAGATAAACAAAATGCCCCGGTCGTCATAGACCGAAGCACTGGTGTCGTTGCCACATCTGATCGCCCGGTCCAACGCCATCACTGTTGCAACAGCTCCGTCGATCTTTTCTGTGGATTTTTCTTTGTCGGGTTTAATATTGCCCGCTGGGTCGGTGCGGATGAAGATGTTATCCATCATCCAGCGCAACACTGGGTGACCGCCGTGAGCGATTCGCTCTTCCAGAACGAGCTTCATAAGCTCCTTGGTAGGGGGCGACATGTCTTTGAAGCCCTGGCCAAAAGGAACCACGGTGAAGCCCATACCCTCCAGGTTTTGTACCATCTGAACAGCGCCCCAACGGTCAAAGGCAATTTCGCGGATATTGAACTTCTCGCCCAGACGCTCAATGAACTTTTCTATGTAGCCGTAGTGGACCACATTGCCTTCCGTGGTCAGAAGGCATCCTTGTTTCTCCCAGACATCGTATGGTACATGGTCGCGCCGGACACGCAGATCCAGGTTGTCCTCCGGGATCCAGAAGTATGGCAGTACCGTGTATTTGTCATCTTCGTCCTCCGGGGGGAAGACCAGGACAAATGCTGTGATGTCGGTGGTGGAGGAAAGGTCAAGACCACCGTAACACACACGGCCTTCCAGGGCTTCTTCATTTACAGCGAACGCGCATCGGTCCCATTTCTCCATGGGCATCCAGCGCACCGCCTGCTTGACCCACTGGTTCAAACGAAGCTGCCGGAAGCTGTTCTCTTCGGCGGGGTTCTGCTTGGCGGACTCACAGGCGGCTTTGACTTTGTCGATGCCGACCGTGATGCCGAGGGAGGGGTTGGCCTTCTTCCAGGTCTTGGGGTCGGTCCAATCGTCGTTCTCATCCGCGCCGTAAATCACCGGGTAGAATGTCGGGTCGATCTTCCGGCCTTCCAGAATGTCCTTGGCCTTCTGGTGGGTTTCATAACAGATGGAGCGGGTATCAGTTCCGGCTGTGGTGATGAGGAAGTACAGAGGCTGCATACGAGCGTCACCGGACCCCTTGGTCATAACATCAAAG